AAAATCGTCGAGCCGGAAGCCCCCGGTATTGAAGTGCCTGAAAAGGGCTGGCCTACCTGGGGAGGGTATCACGATGAGGTGGGAGGACGATGGAGCGTGGTGTGGCGAACTCACGACGCGCAATACTGGGGAGTGCCCCAACGCCGCCGTCGTATCTCGGTTGTCGCAGATTTTGGAGGAGACACCGCATCCGAAATACAATTTGACGGCGAAAGCGTGTCAGGGGATATTGCGGAGAGCGGAGCGCAGGGGGAAGGACCTGCCGGAGCTGCTGAAAGCGGTGCTTCTTATGCAGTCCGCATCAGGGGGGGCTGTGACGGCGGAGGAAAAGGCGCGTTAGTGCAGACGGAGAAAAGCGGAACGCTGGGCACGGGGAACGATCAAACGATTTTCTGCCTGCAAGGAAACGGCATTGACCGCGCCGATACCGCCGGATGCAACGGGAAAGGCTGGCGGGAAGATGCGTGCTATACGTTGAACAGCATAGATCGTCCTGCGGTGTGCGCGGAGGTTGTGTGCATGACGCCTTGGGACGCACAGAGCCAGCGCGTATACGATGGTAACGGCGTTTCACCTACGCTCAGTTCCCGTGAAAACAGTGGTCTGAACCGCGAAGCCGTACTGTGTGCCGGTTTTAAGCTGGGCAACAGTGAACAGGCGCGGAGCATCGGCTATCAGGAGGAGCTGTCCCCTACACTCAACGCTGAGTGCGGCGGGAATAAGCCAGCTGTGGTTGCACCGGCGGTGGCGCTGGACATGACACACGCCTGTGACGTCATCCGCGAGTGCGGAGAGCAAGTCCCGGCGTTGCAGGCGAGAATGGGCACAGGCGGCAACCAAGTGCCGCTTACATACCAGATGAATGGTTTTGGAGATTACCGCGCCGCCGAGGTTGCAAGCAGTTGCAAGCAACGGGACTTTAAGGACAGCACAGACCTTGCCATCACACACATGGTAGTGCGCCGCCTTACGCCGCTGGAATGTACCCGCTTGCAGGGATACCCGGACGGATGGGTGGACATTGGCGACTGGACGGATGAGAAGGGCAAGAAACACAAGGACGCGGACAGCCCGAAGTACAAGGCGCTGGGCAACTCCATCGCCTTGCCCTTTTGGGACTGGATGCTGCGGCGCATGGCGCGGTATTTGCCGGAGGACGCGACGCTGGGGAGTTTATTCGACGGCATCGCAGGTTTCCCGCTAATCTGGGAACGGATACACGGGAAAGGTACGGCGCGGTGGGCAAGCGAGATCGAGCCGTTTCCAATCGCCGTGACGAAGAAATGGTTTGGGGAGGAATGACATGACAAGAGACGAGATCGTGACCGCGCTGCGGTGCTGCGCGGGAGACAGTTGCGAAGGATGCCCATATGATGAAATTTTTGCCGTAGAAGACGCGAAATGTATCGGGGAAACGACGGGCTACGCCGCTGACCTGATTGAGAACCAGCAGAGGCACATCGAGGCACTGATGAAAGCCAACGACAGCCTGAAGTACGCCATTGCACGGAGGGATAAGCAGATAGAGGACATGAAGCAGGGCATGGCACAGCTGGCAAAGTCTGTGGCGGTGAAGGAGGAAAACAATGGAACGACTGACACAGCCTACGAGGACACGGGGCTGACGCCGGGAGACATCAAGGAATTGCTTGACATGGCTGCGTCGAAAACAAACAGGGTTTTGCGGCTTAAAGAAGAATTACACACCATAAAGAACGAGCTATGCCAATACTGCGGGAAGTACAAACACGCACACGATGGCGCCTGTGACGGGTGCAGATGGAGGGAAATGTGATGGATGCTATTAAGTTTGTAAAGGAATATCTGCGTATGTGCGGCAAATTTTCTGGCTGTGAGGAATGTCCTGCATTTATGACTGACTTTTGCACGGTAAATGTGGAGGAGCAATCGCAGGAAACAGCGGGAGAAGTGGTGAGGGTCGTCGAGGAGTGGTCTGCTGCACACCCGTGCAAGACACGGCAGAGCGTGTTTTTGGAGCAGTATCCTCAGGCTGATATTGATAACACCGGGCTTTTGATCCTGTGCCCTAAGCGTATTTCTGCGGATATACGGGTTACCGCCGATTGTTTGCGCCAGGGGTGCTCCGATTGTCGCCGCGAGTTCTGGATGCAGGAGGTGGAGTGATGGATACGCCGTGGAAGGAGGAAAAGGCATGAGCAAGGCCGTGATGATAAGCATTCGCCCGAAGTGGTGCGAGAAGATTGCCAGCGGTGAAAAGACTATCGAGGTGCGAAAGACCCGTCCGAAGCTGGAACCACCGTTCAAGTGCTATATCTACTGCACAAGTGGTCATCCGTATATCTCCGTAAAGGGTGGAAATCTGGACAGGGATACCGTCCGGACCAATACGGTCGGCAGATGCAACGGCAAGGTTATCGGCGAGTTTGTGTGCGACTACATCCTACAACGATGTGAGATGGCAAATGCAGACATTGCCGAACAGCAATCCTGTGTTCGCCGCGAAGATATCTATTTCAAATATTCCGAAGAGGGAAAACACTATATTTACGGCTGGCATATCTCCAACCTGAAAATCTACGATACGCCGAAGGAGTTGAGCAAGTTTCCACGCCCGTTTGAAAACTGCATAGACAAAGTGTGTGATGAATTTGGGTGTGCATTATGCGAAAATGGCGGTCATATTAAGCGCGCGCCGCAGAGCTGGTGCTATGTGGAGGAAGTGCGATGTCTGAATTGAAACGCTGCCCTGAGTGCGGTGGAGTTGCAACCGTTATCCATATGTACGATACCTACGATAGAGCAGATTTTGGGTGGGATGCCGGCTGTGGGAGATATAGGGCTGGTGATGGCCTCCACACAAAGAAGATGAAAGTATCTGGGCTGCCCAGCAAAGAAAAAGCAATCGAAGCATGGAACAGGAGGGCTGACAATGGCTGACCAAATGCAGTTATATGACACATCGGAGAAACAATCAAGTAACAACACAGGTAAAGCTAAACGGAAGTGGGAAAATGGTTTCCAGAGATGGAGCAATCGGCACAGTGCAGATGGTGGTAGCTCTTTTGGGTGCTGTGGATTTGGCAGTATGTGTGACTATTGTGAGGATAATACGTATGGACGTCCGTGTGTCAGGTCGCTGAACGCCATGATCCGCGAAAAGCGTCTGAAAATCGACTACGAAAAGACTGGTTACGAAGAAGTATGGGAGGGGATTTTTGACAATGGCTGAATACATTGATAAAAACGCCACCGTTGGCATTTTGGAGGCCATGAGCAGAAATGCAGACTGTGAGTGCATTAAAAAACGACTTGAAAAGGCAGCAAAACGAGTAAACACCATGCCAGCTGCTGATGTTGCTCCGGTGGTGCATGGACGGTGGATGTACGAAAAAACGGAAGGTGGTTTTCACATTTGGAGGTGTAGCCGATGTGGTAGAGGTATGAATGACAACCCGGAGGGAATTGACTTGTACTTCTATCACTGCGGCGCGAAGATGGACGGTGTGGAATGAAAATCTACAAAAAGCCGTGGGTGACGCGGGAAAGCTACTTTGTGAAAACTGGCGCTGCAAAGTCAGCAGAGATGGAGGGGGCGAAATCCAGCGGCTATTCTCTTGATTTTTGGGACGGTAAATGGGTCGTCAGAAAGACAGCCTATTATAACAAGTCCCTATCTGAAATGCCTGTTGTTTGCGAAAACAGATGCAGTTTGCAGGCGCGAATTGACAAGGCGATTGTGGACACGGTTCTTGGGTTTGTGGAGCTGGCGAAGATGGATGGAGGGAATAGTTGATGGTTAAAGTGTTGTGTGATATGTGCGGGCGCGAGATCGACTACGAGGTTGACGGCGTGAATCTGGATTTCAACCACTATGGCGTTGTGAATTTTAAGACACCATTTTCTGCGGAGAAACAACTGTGCCTCACTTGTGCGGCCAGAGTTTGCAACTTTGTGGAGAACTCCGCGAAGATGGACGGAGGTGACAACGATGCGGCTGATTGATGGCGACGATCTATGGGAACGGCTTGATAACGAGCCGTGGTTTGATAATGCAGATAGAGACGAGATTGCTTTGCCCATTGTGAGCGCGGCGCCCACCGTAGACGCAGAGGTCGTGGTGCGCTGCAAGGACTGCAAGCATTACGACATGGGTGTCTGCCTGAAAATTTACTCGGACGGCAACGTACATCCAGAGGCGTGGCAAAGACGCAAGCCGGACGACTTCTGCTCCTACGGCGAACGAAAGGACGGGGCAGATGCAGAAGGGTGATGTGATCCGGGCGCGGTTTATGACGCTGCCGAGCGAGTACCCCGGCTCCGGCGCCAACGATGAAAAGCGGTTCCCCATCCGCAAGGGCACGGTGGTGTACGTGCATCCGAAGGGGCGGTACATCGTGGCGGAGTGCGGCGGGGTGCGGGAGACATTCTTCCCGGAGGAGGTGCTGACATGAGCGAATTCCCGGAACGGCTGAGAAAGCTGCGGGAGAGAAAGAGACTGAAGCGGTATGTGCTGTCGGAGCGCTGCGGGCTGAACTCTGACGCCATACGCCGGTATGAGCTGGGGACGGCGAAGCCGACGATGGATGCGCTGAAAAGCATAGCGGATGAATTCGGCGTGTCGGTAGACTATCTGATGGGCAGGACGGACTATCCCTGCGTGGTAGATATTGCCGAAAAATAAATTTTGAAAATTCCACTTAAAAGTGGAAAAATTGAAAAAACGCACTTTATCATGGGAGATGCAGGGGCAAACTCTGCATCTCCATTCTTTTTCTTTTCCCCCTTCTTTTCCTGATGGGCGGGGCTTCGGCTCCGCCCGGAGGGAGCAATATGCCGCAGGCCGATGCCGCCCCACATTTCGGGGAGCGGGAGGTCGCACCTCCCGGGCGGCACCAAAAGCGGTGGACACTACCGTTGGGCAATGGCATAGCGCCGCCCTGAAAGTGTGTCAGCATTGGCGCTTTATCCGTGCATTGAGCGCCTAAAAATAACACGGTTGCCAATAGGCGTGCCGCCCGTCCGGCGTAAAAGGCGGCTTGTAATTTAGGCGAGGCGAAAGCCGGGTACAGACGTGCCAATGACAAAGGCCAGTGGTGGGAGGCCGGTGCGTCAGAACAAAGCGAGGTGTGACATGGCTGCAAGGCTGACAGACCGGCAGAAAAAGAAAATACTGGCGGACTATGTGCAGACCAGCAACTATTGCGCCACCGCGAAAATCAACGGCGTTTCAGCGACCACGGTTAAAAACATTGTTCGGGCAAATGCCGACATTGTGGAAAAGTGTGAGCAGAAAAAAGAGGAGAACACGGCGGACGTTTTGGCGTATATGGAGAGCCAGCGGGATGTGGTGTGCCAGATCATCGGGAATGGGCTGGCGGTACTGAATGACCCGGCAAAGCTGGCGGAGGCCACGCCCAGCCAGATCACCACGGCTATAGGTACACTGATCGACAAGTGGACGATGATGAACAAGGCATCGGACAATGGTGAGAGCGGCGTGGTGCTGATGCCGGAGGTCAGGGATGAGTAGCGTGGTATGGAGGCCGCAGGAACGGCAGGCCATATTTATGGCGCGGCCGGAGTATGAGGCGCTGTATGGCGGTGCGGCCGGCGGCGGCAAGAGCGACGCGCTGGTCATCGAGGCGCTGCGGCAGGTGCATATCCCCTGGTACAAGGCGCTGATCTTGCGAAAGACGTTCCCGCAGCTGCGGGAGCTGATCGACAAGACGCTGAACTATTACCCGCGGGTATACCCAAAGGCCAGGTACAACGGCAGCAGCCACACATGGCGGTTTCCCTCCGGGGCGCAGATCGTGTTCGGCAGCATGAACCGGCCGCAAGACAAGATACAGTATCAGGGGCAGGCCTATGACTTTATCGCCTTTGACGAGCTGACGCACTTTACGCAGGAGGAATACGAGTATCTGAAATCCCGAAACCGGCCCAACGGGCCGGGGACGCGGGTGTATATGCGCTCCACGGCCAATCCCGGCGGCGTAGGCCACGGGTGGGTGAAGGAGCGCTTCATCACGGCGGCGGCGCCGATGCAGACCATCACGGAGGAGGCTGCGTGGTACACGCCGGACGGCAGGAAGCACATAGGGCAGCAGAAGCGGATCTTCGTGCCGTCCTCGGTATTTGACAACAAGATACTGATGGAAAACGACCCCATGTACGTCCAGCGGCTGGCCAGCATGCCGGAGGCGGAGCGGAACGCCCTGCTGTATGGCAACTGGGACAGCTTCGAGGGGCAGGTGTTCACGGAGTGGCGCAACGACAGTGAGCACTATATGGACCGGAAGAACACCCACGTGATCGCGCCGTTCCGGGTGCCGGAGGACTGGGTGATCTGGTGCGGGCTGGACTGGGGCTATTCCCGGCCCTTTTCCGTGGGGTGGTACGCCGTGGACCGCAACAGGCGGATGTACCACATACGGGAGCTATACGGCTGCACGGGAACGCCCAACCGGGGCGTGATGTGGGAGCCCACAAAGGTGGCGCAGGAGATACGGAGGATCGAGGACGAGGACCCCAACCTGAAGGGGAAGCAGATACACCGTGTGGGAGACCCGGCTATCTGGCAGAGCGACGGAACGGAGAGCGTGGGCGCACTGATGGAGCGGCAGCGGGTGTACTTCGAGAAGGGTGACCACGCGCGGATCAACGGCAAGATGCAGGTGCACCACCGGCTGGCCTTTGACGAGGATGGAGTGCCCATGCTGTATGTGTTCAGCACCTGCAAGCATTTTATACGGACGGTGCCGAACCTGGTCTATGACCAGACGGACGTGGAGGACATCGACACCGACGGCGAGGACCACATCTACGACCAGCTGCGGTATGTGTGCATGCGCAACCCCATAGGGCCGCGGGAGGAATACAGGACGGTGGAGCGGCCGTATTCCCCGCTGGAGACAGAGGACGAGTACAGGCCCAGCCGGTACGCATTTTATCAAGTGTATTAAGGAGGAGCGCATGGAGAGATACGGTATCCCCGGCATCGTACCGGAGGAGCAGGACATGGCGCCGGAGATGGCGGCCATGCTGCTGCAGCGGACAGAGCAGACGCCCACCATCACGGACCGGGACGTGGAGCGGGGCATCGACCTGCTGACGAAGTACAAGGACGGCAAGAGCAACCTGGAAAACCGCATCGTCAACGACGAGCTGTGGTGGGAGCTGCGGCACTGGGAGGGCATCGGGCAGAGCAAGGCAAAGCGGGTGGACAAGAGCGGCAAGGAGGTCACGTCTACGCCGCCGGAGCCCAAGCCGTCCTCCGCGTGGCTGTTCAACACCATTCAGAACAAGCACGCCGACGCGATGGACAACTACCCGGAGCCGGTGGTATTGCCCCGGGAGCGCAGCGACGAGCAGAGCGCAAAGACGCTGAGCCAGATATTGCCGGTGGTGCAGGAGTACAACCACTTCGAGCAGGTGTACTCCGACAACTGGTGGGAGAAGCTGAAGCACGGCACGGCGGTGTACGGCATCTTTTGGGACCCGCAGAAGGACAACGGGCTGGGCGACATCGAGATCAGGGACATCGACCTGCTGAAGCTGTTTTGGGAGCCGGGCATCACGGACATCCAGAAGAGCCGGAACCTGTTTATCGTAGACCTGGTGGACAACGACCTGCTGGACAGCGAGTACCCGCAGCTGAAGGGCAAGCAGAAGGGTAAGGTCGTGGACGTGAAGGAGTACATCTACGACGACAACGTGGACACCAGCGACAAGAGCGTGGTGGTGGACTGGTATTACAAGGTCAAGACGCCGGATGGCAGGACGGCGCTGCACTACATCAAATTTGTAGGCTCCACGCTGCTGTACGCCAGCGAGAACGACCCGGAGTACCGGGAGCGGGGCTTTTATGACCACGGTATGTACCCGGTGGTGCTGGACGTGATGTACCCGGAGAAGGGTACGCCCATCGGCTTCGGCTATGTTGCCATTTGCAAGGACCCGCAGCTGTACATCGACAAGCTGAGCGCCAACATCCTGGAAAACGCCATGATGGCCACGAAAAAGCGTTTCTTTGTCAGCGACACCACGGCCATCAACGAGCAGGAGTTTTTGGACTGGAACCGGCCGCTGGTGCATGTGAACGGGCCGCTGGACGACGGACGCATACAGGAGATCGTGACGCAGCCGCTTTCCGACATCTACGTGACTGTGGCGCAGATGAAGATCGAGGAGATGAAGGACACGGCGGCCAACCGTGATGTGAACTCCGGCGGTACCACCAACGTGACCGCGGCGGCGGCCATCGCAGCACTTCAGGAGGCGGGCAACAAGGCCAGCCGTGACATGATCGCCGCCAGCTATCGGGCGTATACGCAGATCAACACCCTGTGCGTGGAGCTGATGCGGCAGTTTTACGACCTGAGCCGCAGTTTCCGCATTACAGGTGAGGGCAGCGAGTACCAGTTTATCGACTTCGACAACACCGGCTTGCAGGACCAGGTGACCGGACTGGATACGATGGGCAATCCCATGTTCCGCCGGCCGGTGTTCGATTTGAAGATCAAGGCGCAGAAGAAAAACCCTTTTAGCCGCATGGAGCAGAACGAGCGGGCCAAGGAGCTGTACGCAATGGGCTTTTTCGCACCGGAGAACGCGCAGGCCAGTCTGATCGCGCTGGACATGATGGACTTTGAGGGCATACAGACGGTGAAGGAGAAGGTCATGCAGGGGCAAACGCTGCTGAACATGGTGATGCAAATGAGCCAGCAGCTCTCGGCGATCACCGGCGTTCTCATGCCCCAGGAGGAGACGCAGGCAGGCGGCGGCACCAATGCCGCAGAGAGCGGCGGAGGCGGCGGGAATGGCCTTGCAAGCGGCATCATGGAGGCGCAGACGCCCATGACCGGGTACGGGCAGGCGCTTGCCAAGCGGAGCACACCCAGCGTATGACAGAGGTAACGCTGCACCGCGGGGACAGCTGCTCCGTCAGGTGCAGGGGACACGCCACGGGCGCACCGGACGTGTGCGCGGCGGTAAGCTGTCTCATGTACACGGCGGCGGGGTGGCTGCACAACACGCAGGAGGCGGAGCTGGTGTATGAAAAGCTGGACAGCGGGGACGCATACCTGCGTTGGCACGGCGGGGAATGGCTGTACGACCTGCTGAAGATCGGCTTTTTGCAGTTGGAAAAGGCTGCGCCGAAAAAAATTTCTGTAAAATTTTGAAAATTCCACTTTTAAGTGGAAAATTCAGAAAAAGCAATGGTACCGTGGGAGGTGCAGAGACGAACTCTGTACCTCCCTTTTGTTCCGGGCGGCGGGGCGGCGGTTATGAGACACCGCTTCGCCGCAGGAACGGGGACGCCACACGGGAGCGACATGCCCGCGCATTTTTAGGAGGACAAGATATGTACCTTTTTGACATGAGCCTTTGCCTGTTCGACGGCGAGGGCGGCGGGGCGGCAGCTCCCGCAGCACAGGGCGAAACACAAGCGAGCACTGGTACCACCCGCCAGGGCAAAACGGGCGCACTGAGCGACGTGAAGTACGGCAAGCAGCCGGAAAGCGAAGCGCAGACGGAGGAGCAGCCTGACGCCGGGGCTGAGGAGAAGGTAAAGGACGTGGAGACAACGTCCGACGCGCTGGATGCCAAGAAAAAGGCTTTCAGGGAGTTGATCAACGGGGAGTACAAGGACCTGTACACCCAGGAAACGCAGCGGATGATCGACCGGCGCTTTAAGGAGGCGCGGGAGAATGAGAAGCGGATGAAGTCCTACCAGCCGGTGCTGGATACGCTGATGGAGCGCTACGGCATTGACGACGGGGACGCCGCGCGGCTGCTGGAGGCCGTGGACAACGACCACGCCTACTGGAGCGAGGCCGCCGAGGAGGCGGGCATGAGCGAGGAGCAGTACAAGGAGTTCCGCCGGCTGAAGCGGGAGAACGCCGAGCTGCTGCGGAGCCAGCAGGAGCAGCAGCAGAACGAGTTTTTCCGGGCGCAGGGCGAGAAGTGGTACAAGGAGGCGGAGGCCATGAAGGGCAACCCTCTGTACCAGGGCTTCGACCTGATGCAGGAGCTGCAGAACCCGGAGTTTCTGAGCCTGCTGAAGGCCGGGACACCGGTGGAGCACGCCTACCGCGTGCTGCATTTTGACGAGCTGATGGGCAGCGCGGTACAGGCCGCGGCCGCCAGCACGGAGAAGAAGGTGGCAGACTCCGTTCGCGCAAAGGGCAATCGTCCCAACGAAAACGGCACCAACTCCAACAGCGCGTTCGTAACAAAGACGGATCCTTCAAAGCTGACAAGGGCAGACTTTGAAGAGATCGAGCGGAGAGTGGCAAGAGGCGAACGCATTTCGTTCTGATCTCTCACGGCTCCGCTGCGATATGCTGAAAGGAGCTATGAAACTATGATGAATACCATTTGTGACCTGTACCTGATGCCGGTGGTGCTGAACCTGTTTGACGGCAACACCAACACTACCCTGGACGCCGGTTTGTCCGACGAGATGAAGACGTATTACTCTATGCGTCTTATCAATCTGGCCGAGCCGGAGCTGATCCATGACCAGTTTGGCCAGAAGCATCCCATCCCCAAGAACAGCGGCAAGACCATCGAGTTCCGCAAGTACGACAGCCTGCCCAAGGCGCTGGTGCCCCTGACCGAAGGTGTGACGCCTGCCGGCCAGAAGCTGAGCATGGGCGTCATCCGTGCGACCATCAAGCAGTACGGCGGTTACATCGAGCTGTCCGACATCCTGGAGCTGACCGCTATTGACAACAACCTGGTGCAGGCCACTCGTCTGCTGGCCTCTCAGGCCGGCCGTACCTCCGACACCATCACCCGCGAGGTGCTGGCAGGCGGCACCAACGTGGTGTATGCCGGCGGCGCCAAGGACAGAAGCGAGCTGGTGGGCGGCGACGCCACTGAGGCCAACAACAAGTACCTGAGCGTGGACGACATCCGCAAGGCCGTCCGTGCGCTGAAGGTCATGAACGCCCAGAAGATCAACGGCTATTTCGCGGGTATCATTCACCCCGACACCGCCTATGACCTGATGAGCGACAAGAAGTGGGTGGACGTGAAGACCTACTCCGACCCCGACGGTATCTACGAGGGCGAGATCGGCAAGATCGAGGGCGTCCGTTTCGTGGAGACCACCGAGGCAAAGATCTTCCACGCGCCTGATCTGGTGATCGCCGACGGCAGCAACGCCGCTGTGCGTGACCTGACCGTCAAGAGCGCGTCCGGCAAGGTCATCACCGTCGCCGAGGCCCTGAGCACCAACCAGGCTGCCGCGCTGACCGGCCGCGAGATCCTGGTTGGCAGCGAGCTGATGGAGGTGGCGTCCGCGGCCGCAGGTGCTGCCGGTGCTGCGACCATCACCGTGAAGGACAGCCCCGCAACCACGCCTGCCGCGTCTGCCGTGATCTATCCAGGTGAGGGCGGCGCAAAGGGCCGCGACGTGTATTCCACCCTGATCGTGGGCGCCGACGCCTACGGCGTGACCGAGCTGGAGGGCGGCGGTCTGCAGCACATCGTGAAGCAGCTGGGCTCCTCCGGCACCGCTGACCCGCTGAACCAGCGCGCCACCGCCGGCTGGAAGCTGACCAAGGTGGCCGAGCGACTGGTGGAGCAGTACATGGTGCGTATCGAGTCCGCCTCTACCTTTGAGAGCGGCCTGATGAACTGACACACAAGCGGAGGGGGCATCGTCCCCCTCCGCCCCGGACATGAGGAGTGATAAACATGGCAGAAAAGAAGCAGAGAACGCCTGAGGAAATGGAACAGGCATTGGCCGCGGCCAACGAGGCGCTGGAGCAGGCCAAGAAGGAGGCTGAGGACGCCAAGGAGGCCGCAAAGGCCGCCGAGGAGGTCATGCGTGGCATGTCTGTCAGAGAGGCGGACGACGGCATGGTCTCGTTCTACGCTTTCAAGGACGACGACAGATACAAGGACGACATCGTGGTGGGGCTGAACGGCAAGGTGTACCGCATCCAGCGGGGCAAGCACGTCCGTATCCCGCGGCCGGTATACAACATCATCCGCCGGTCGATGGCCCAGGACGCGGCCACAGCGGAGATGCTGGAGGAAAAGGCCCGGGAGTATGAGGCGGTAAAGCAGCAGCTGAACTGACAACTGCATACCACCGCGAGACCCAAAAACGGCTGTGACACGGCGCAGCAAGCGGAGAAGGACGTTATCCTTCCTGCTTGCCGCGCCGTTTTTCAGCGGAAAGGACAGGGAACATGACGAGGACGATACCCCTGAAAATCCAGAACGAATATATCACCGGCGACAAGTGCATGATCGGCGCGGCTGGCAGCCACAACGACGTTGTGCTGCGGATGGAGTTCTCCCCGCTGTGGGAGGGGCTGACCAAGACGGTGCAGTTCCGGGACGCGTTGGGTGAAAAGACCATCGAAACGCTGCTGACGGCGGACCTGCTGGAGAAGAACAGCACCACGGTGTATATGGTCCCGGTACCCAACGGCGCAAAGAAATACGCCGGTGAAATGACGCTGTGCGTCAAGGGCGCTGCGGTGGCCGGGGAAAAAGAGACACGGGCCACTACGGCGGTGCACGGCGCGTTCACCGTTGGCGAGAGCAAGTGGGACACCAGTGCGGAGACGGAGCAAGACGTGCCGCCCACGCAGGCCGAGCAGTTGCAGAGCCAGATCGACGCGGTTCTTGGCACGATAAACGGCGCGGCGGCATCGGCCAATGCGGCGGCGGCATCGGCGCAGAGCGCGGCGGAGAGCGCGGAGACCGCCACGGCGGCGGCCGGAAGCATAGGTAATGCCGTGACGGCGGCGGCTAAAAGCGCAGCGGCGGCAGCGGCCAGCGAAAAAAGCGCGGCGTACTGGGCCGGACAGGCACAGCAGGCCGCAGGCGGCGTGGTGAGCTTCAACGGACGCGCAGGAAGCGTTGTACCACAGGCGGGAGATTATGACAAGGGAATGGTCGGCCTGGGCAACGTGGACAACACCAGCGACCTTGCAAAGCCCATTTCCACGGCCACACAGACGGCATTGAACGCCAAACAGGGCAGCATCATCAAGGGCTCTGTGACGCTGACGGTGGCGGGCTGGGTGGCGGACGGCGACGACTGGAAGCAGTCGGTGACCATTGCCGGCGGCGCAGCGGGAAAGCAAGTGGATCTGGAGGCGGACAAGACGGCCATCAAGCAGATGCTGGAGGACGGCACCAGCGCCCTGTACATCGCCAATGAAAACGGGACGTTCACCGCCCATGCGGTGGGAGAGAAACCTACGGCGGCGCTGACGCTGCAGACCACCATGTACGACGTGAAGTGGGCGGTGTAAATGGATAACAGATTTGGGAGATACACCACGCCCACCCATACGTTCACAGTGCCGCTGGACACCAGCAAGATCACGCTGCTTAGCATTGCCTATGAGCAGCGGGGGGCTTTGGTGGTGGAAAAGCGGCTGGAGGACGCAGTGATGGGTGAGCAGACCATCTCGGTGCGCCTTACGGAGCAGGAGACGGCGCGGTTTGCGGCAAGGACGCCGGTACACATTCAGCTGCGCGTGGGCATGGGGAGCACGCGGCTGAACTCCGGCGTGATCACCGCCAGCGTAGACGACGTGCTGAGAGAGGGTGAACTGGATGGAGTGTAACGTTCAGTTTCGCTCGGACAACTGTTTGTTCGGCACGGTGTTTGAAACGGACGACAGTTTTTTTACGGCGGACTTCGGCGTGATGACCGGGGTGACGCCGGAGCTGTACGACGGCGGCTATGAGCTGTGGCCGGCGCTTACGGACGAGACACTACAGACAAAGGACAGACTGATGGCAAACGACGTAATGCTGCACGCCATACCGCGGTACGTGGTAGATAACGCGGCGGGCGGCAGGACTATGACCATAGGAGGGTAAACACATGCCTGAGACAAAGTACAATTCCAAGATCGTATTTTACGGCGAGACACTTATGGACCTGACCGGGGACAACGTAACGGCGGATAAGCTGCTGGCCGGCACTACGGCCCACGACAAGACCGGCGCACCGGTGACCGGCACTTGTACCTTCGACGCGGACACAAAGGATGCCACCGCCACAGCGGCGGAGATCCTGACCGGGAAGACCGCCTATAAGAACGGACAGAAGGTGACCGGCACCATGCCCAACAAGGGTGCGGTGGCGGTGAAGGGGGCGGCGCAAAAGGTAATTCTACAACTGACGCTACGGCCAATACCGGCGGCGGAGGAGGTGGCGGAAAAGGATATTATGATAGTTCCAGTCCCGGCGGTCAAGGGACTGCGGGCGGCAGCGGTATCGTGTGTATCCGCCTGCACCAAGACGACCCCACTGAGAACGTGCTGAGTGGAACGTGGAAGTTTAATGACACACTTACCATGCCAAGCGCTTTGTTTACAGAGAACTTCGATTATGACGGGACATTTGCCTATGCTGGCTCCAGTTTTTATGGCGTGATGGGGGTGCAAACACTTTCTTCCAGTAAAGATCTGTGCTTTGGGCATAACCCCGGCGACTTGTCGGCAAATTATGTACAAGTGTATAGGTTTACCGACAACACATGGCTACAAGCAACAGCAAAAACCATAAAATTCTGGAACCGCTATCAGGTAGTTTCCCCGGAGTTCTACGCATGGTTCACCGCAAACGCCACCAAGATTTCGGATTAAGGAGCGTGATTAAGTGAGATACGCATTGGTTGAAAACGGCACAGTGACCAACATCATCGAAATGGACAAGCGGAACGAGCAGTTCTTCCCCTCCGCCGTGTACACCGGTGACAGGCCGGTGGGTATGGGGGACACGTACACGGAGGGCAAGTTCTACCGTGACGGCAAAGAGGTGCTGACGGCACTGGAGGAAGCCAACAACGAGATAGACAGCCTGACGCAGCAGCTGGGCGAGGCTGTGGAAACCATCTATCAGGCGGATATGGAGGTTATCGGATGAGCATGATTATCGGTAAAGCGTTAATTGCGGGGGGGGGTACTGTTGACCGCTTAGATTTTACCTATACGGGGCAGTACAACGAGCGCCTTGAGGACGGCGTTGTGGAATTTCTGACAAGCGGTGTGCTTACGTTCAAGAAGGAAACGCCTATTGATGCATTCCTTGTTGGAGGCGGGTCTGGCGGCTGCACCGGCTGGTATCGCAACTCCACCAATTATGGAGGCGGCGGTGGAGGCGGTGGCGGAAAAACGGTGACGCTGCTGAATATCACACCGCGAGCGAATACTGAATATCAAATCGTTGTGGGAGCCGGTGGCTCATCCGGGAAGAAGAACACCACCGAATCCAACATAACAGCGCCTACAAATGGTGGTGATACCACCGCGTTTGGTTCAACTGCCGAGGGCGGCAGAGTACCTACTGTAATGACTTCTGGCGGAACTGTGTATCCCGCGGGTTACGGAGTGCTGATTTGCGGCGGCAGCGGTGGTTCTGGCGGCGGACAGAGTGTGGGGCGCGGCGTAACGTCGTCCTACAATATTGCAGGTGCAGGAGGAAGCGATGGAAGTGATGGCGGTGCAGCAAACCCTCAGCCCAGCGCGACTGCCTATCCTATAGGCACCGGCCAAGGACATACTACGCGCGAGTTTGGAGAGACAACCGGCAAACTCTATGCGGGCGGAGGAGGCGCAGGAAACATTCTTGGTACGCCTACAGCTGGCGGTGACGGCGGTGGCGGTAATGGCGGAAGTAATGCCGCGAACATGAATGCAGCTGCTAACACTGGCGGTGGAGGCGGTGGCCAAAATGAATCCGGCGGAACCACCGCTGGCGCGGGCGGCAGCGGCATTGTCTGCATCCGGCTACACAAGGAAGCGTAACAACAAACTGAAAGGAGAACGACTATGTACAACATTATGACGAAGCTCATCAACAAGCGGTTCTACAAGACCCGTGAGGAGGCACAGCAGAAATGCGACGTGTTTTTCGCCGTGGGGCGCATCACGGACGAGCAGTACACGGAGCTGTGTGCGCTGATCGAGAGCGTGTACGCAGAATAAGGGGCGGGGAGAATTACTCCCCCCGCTGGATGTAGGCTTCCTCGGCATCGAGCTGTGCCTGTTTGAGCGCGGCAACGGCCTTTTCAAGCTGGGCAATGGCGTCGGTGACGGCGTTGAACAGGGTGAAATACTCGGGCATGGGAACACCTCCTTTCTGCAAGCAGGATAGCACAGGTGGCGTGTCAGAAACGGTCGAAGGGTGTCGAGGGTGCAAAAATAATTTGAGAGGAGAACGCGGCGAATGGAACCGTGGGTACAGCAGATCGCCGTACCGCTGGCGGTAGCGGTGCTGACAAGCAGCGGTTTGTGGGCACTGGTATCGAAGCGGGCGGACAAGAACAACGCAGAGCGGAAGATGCTGGTGGGTCTGGCGCATGACCGCATCATCCATCTGGGCATGGTGTACGTGACACGCGGGTACATCACGCAGGACGAGTACGAAAACCTCAATGACTATCTGTATCAGCCGTATGAAAAGATGGGCGGCAACGGCAGCGCAAAACGGGTCATGGAGGAAGTGAGGAAGCTGCCCATCAAGCGAGAGGCGTAAAGCCGGAAAGGAAGAACAGTATGGATATCAACACTATCGGAGTGGCGACTGTTGCCGCTATCATCGTCATCTGCTATCTGATCGGCATGATCGTGAAGGCCACGGCGCTGGACAACAAATGGATCCCCATCATTTGTGGTGTGTGCGGCGGCATCATCGGTGCGCTGGCGCTGGCATTTCACATGCCGGATTTCCCCGCCGAGGACTACTTTACGGCGGTCGCAGTGGGCATCATGTCCGGCCTGACCGCAACGGGCGTTAATCAGGTGTTTAAGCAGATGAAGTCGACTAACGACGAGGAGGCTATGTAAATGCCGAAGGTATATCTGTCCCCGGCGATGCACCGGCAGAATGAGTGCTGCTATCCCCGACCGGATGGCAAGCAGTGCTATGAAGCGCTAGAGAACAACGAGTACATCGACATTTTAGAGCCAATCCTGAACCGCTGCGGCATTGCCACTAAGCGCGGGTACCGGCGCACCCCCATGAATGGCGACAACGGCGACGCCATCATGAAGCAGAACGTGGCAGAAAGCAACGCATGGGGCGCAGACGTGCATTACGTCAGCCACACCAACGCCAGCGCCAACGGAACGGCACAGGGGTGCCACCCCATGTACTACACCTATTCCAAGAACGGCAAGAAGCTGGGCGAAATCATGGTGAAGTATCGGAAGCAGATTTACCCGCGCACGGTGAAGCTCGTCCCCCGCGCCGACCTGTACGAGCTGAAAAAGACCAACGCCGTTGCGTTCTACGAGGAGCACGCGTTCCACGACAATCTGGAGGACATCACCTGGTTCCACACGCACATGAAGGAGATCGCCGAGAGCGCGGCGAAGGGGCTTTGTGAGTGGTTCGGTAAACCGTATGTGAAGGAGGCGAAGCCTGTGGAGCCGGTGGAGCCTATGACCCCCGGCGAGCTGCTGGTGAAGATCATGAACAGCACAGGAACGTTCGGCACGTGGGAAATCGTGAAGTGAGGTGAAGACATGACGGTTACAGAAACCCTTTCGCAGGCGGACGAGCTGCGGATGAACACCATAAGCGACGAGCAGAAAGCGGCGTGGGTGATGGGGCTGGACCAGCAGATCGGGGAGAGGATCGATATGGCCTCCTACGCACACAGTTGGCCGGCGGGCGACGGGGAGCTGCTGCTCCCCGCGCCATACGACCGGGTGTATGTGCTGTATCTGTGCAGCCAGATCGACTACTACAACAACGAAACGGCGCTGTATGGCAACGA